AAAGATAAGATCAATCTTGTAATTCATCCCAAACTTTTTATGAAATGCTAGAGATGGTTTTGCCAGAGTTGCAGCTCCAGATCTAATAGCAAACTGTTTACGGTTGAGATTGTATCCGTCATATCCAAAATTATATTCATATCTCAGATTTAGATATGTAATAATCTGAGGTAGAAAGTTGTTTTTATAATAGTAATCGTATGCAACATCACTAAAGACGTTCCATACGATCACAGACTTACACTTATCAGAGAGGTAATAATCTTTATCTAATGAGTTTGGTTTTCCTCTATTAAAATTGTCTTGTGCTCTCTGACGAATAAGATCTTTGGGAGGTGTAGTAACAGTAACATCAAACATGATGGGAGTATCTCTAGTCACCCAATTGATAGCTTCTACGATCTGTTCGGTATTCATAACTGTACCCAGTGATCTTTCATGTTGTCAAAAATATCTTCGTCATACACAGTTTGTGTAATGATATCAAATGCAATTGTAACACGAACATCATCACCTTCATAAGTATCAGTAAAATGCTCTAACCAATTAGGAAACAAATATACCTTTCCTTTTTTATTCTTGGTATCAAATGTTTTTCTATTGTAAGGATTCACATAGTGAGTATGAGTTTCATAATCATCCAAACAAATATGACCACCAAGATATGTGTACTTACTATTCCAGTGTTGATGTTGTTTAATTTTCTGTCCTTTCCTTAGAACATTTGCCCAACACTGCACATAGATCTTATCTTCCCACATGTTTGGATCTAATGTTGTGATTAGATTATCGTGAGAATTTCTAATAGCATCTTTGATATGATCTGCTTCTTCCCAATCAAGCAAATTATAACAGTTGGATCTAGATGTCATACTATCTGACCCTAGACCAGTGTTCCAATCATTTGTATATGGGTTGGAACTAATAATCTCTTCCTCTTTTGCGAGGATAGTGTCTCTAATATCTTTTACTTTTACCTCTCCCTCATACACATAGAACTTGTATGTTGGAGCAAAAATAGTTTTCGGTTCTTCGTTTTCAAATTGAATTACTTGTCCCATAATCACATATACAAAAATTGACTCATAGAATATCTCCCTTGCCCAGGAAGATCTTTCATTACGACACTTGTCACTTCATGATATAAAATTGAAGGAAAGATTACCGTAGAATTATTTAGACAGGGCAATTTAATCGCTTTTTCAATGATCAAGTCACCACCAGTAAAAGACTTTGGTTCTTTATAAAACCATGTGATAGCTGTAATAACACAGTCATCTGTGTGTGGTTTGTAATGATCTCCATCTACAAAGTAATGTATTTTAGTTTCATCTCTGTTTGATCTCCAGACATATCTAAAAAATGGATGCTTAGACATTAGCCTATCCATTAACTGCTTGTCAAATAATTTTCTGTTAATATTCAAGATATCAGATTGATTGACATCATCGTAAACTACATTTAAATGGAGACCTTTCCCTACCTTAAGTGCTACACCACCCTCATACGCTGTACCAGGACCACCAGGTTCTTCTGCACCTTTATACCTGTCAATATTATTGAGAAACTCTAGCTCATCCATTATCTTTTTTAACTCATCTTCTGAGTAAAAATTTTCAATATGAACTACGGGTAGATCTGCTACCTTAGTAAAAGTCAAATTTGACATCACTAACCTCCCTTATACTCTCCCATCTGAATACGATAGCATCAGAGAAATACATTACTTTTGGGATCAAATCAAATCCAACATCTTTTTCTCTCACATCTAATGCAAAGAAATGCAGATCTCCAGTATCCAAACAAACTACAGATGTAAATTTTCCACCAGAGGATACTTTATCATCTGATACTTCTTTAACTAATTCAACTTCTCCAACAACACCAAACTCTTCTAACATTACTGATCTAATGCCTTTCTCTAGGAGGAGAGTATCTGGAATATTTGCTACATCAATATACTCAGGAAATTTGTAACTATTCCTGATATTCAATAATTGATTTGCCATTAGAAATAATTGAAATTGATGTTAGCTCTATACTGCTGATCAGTGCATGTAGTGCTGTGGTGCATTTGCGTAGCATCAAATTTCAATAGACGATTAGCAACAGATTCTACTTTAGTGTCTCCAATTACAGTATACCCATCGTTAGTGTTTAGATAAAGAATTGCTGCTTTGTGTGGATAATCATAATCAGTGTGATCATGATAATGATATAAAGTTTCTGTTCTTGGATACAAGTTTACTTTCACACGTATCAATGCATTTGCTCCAAACATAAACAGTACAGGAACAATACATTGATCAAACTGATTGCTATTTGATTTGTGATTAGAATGCATCAGGTGAGTAAAATATGGATACTTTTCTACTCCATGACCAGAAGCATCTTCTTGCAAAAAGAATGGTGTGTGTTGTGAAATAAGAAGGTTATCTTTGATGACATGAAATAAATCTGGTGCCAAGTAATTGTCAATAATTTCCATTTTAAATCTCCAAGAAGTCTTTGTTTAAAGGCATAGTGGTATCAATTCCATACCACATTGAAAGTGTGTATCTATCTCGTTTAATTACATTTGATACACCATGACGAAATTCCATTCCGTCAAAGTAAACGGTTCTGCCAGAAAGAGGTTGAACATCTACTCCTTCAATAACAGTATGTCCACCAATATAAGTATCATTCAAATATGTAATTGAAGCTCCAGTGGTAGTCTTTCTAGTTCTATCTTTGTGAAAAGTTTTACTAGCACCACATGGATACTTGACTATTTCTACATTCTGCAATACAGAAAATTTGTCATCAGTTACTTTGCTCTTTACTTCTTTCGCAAGGTTTAGAATATCGTAGTAGGTTTCTGAAAGATTGGAAGAACCAATGCCACCTCTATCCATACTAAGAACTCTAGTTTCATCCCACGTATATGTTTTTAGGATATTGTCTTTGAAAAAATCAATTATCCTTTCTACAAAATCATCATCAATATTAATATGTGAAATATGAATCATCTGAATGGTGCTCCAATGCTCCAACTAACGAGAGAGTATCTAGTTCCTTCTGTAACTTCACGAACTCTATGATATACAAATGCAGGAAAAACTACAAGTGTTCCTCTACTTGATAGTTCTTCTGCAATTTTTGTTTCTTTTCTATTATAGTGAAACTCCAGTTCTCCACCTTCAAATTCACTAGGATCATTCAGCAATAAAGTAGTAGAAAGTTTTCTGTACTTCCCTCTCATATTTAAATTGGTATCATCTTCTGGATAAACATAATGATGTTGATCTGGATGCCAGTCATAGAACTGACCAACATCATATTTTGTAAACTGCAACATCTCTGTCCAGTCCCACTCAAAATTCCATCCTGCAGATTTATTAGCAGCATCAATATATTTTTTTAGAATATTATATATCCAAGGTTCATCTATCCATGAGATGTGAGAATTCCTAGTCTCAAATAATTTATCTTTATCCTCTTTTGAATAGTCTGAGATACCTTCAGTCTTATTTCTGTTTACCTCTCCATACTCAAAATTCTCTTGCATACCCATCTTGATGATGCGGTCGCATTGTTCTGGAGTAAAGGCATTCTGAAAATACCAATAGTTATAATTAAGATTCATCAGGCTCCATTATATTGAGTATAGTCAAAGTTGGGGATCTTATAAGTATACCACCCCGTTGTAATATATTTAGTTTCGGTCTTAGAAGGCACACCACGGTGAACGTGAGTCCAATCAACAGGCCACATAACTGTCAATCCTTTACGGGGTTGTATTTTTATTTGTTGATGAAACCACTCAGTCTCTCCTCCATCGTTTACTGTGTTTAAGTAAGTCATAAACACTAGATGTCTAGTTGCAACCAAGTCGTGCATAGTTGACCTTTCAGTGTGCCAACCAAAGAATGCTTCACTTGGATTATATTTTTGAATATTGAAATTTGTATTCAATCCCCAAGTGTCTTGATTTGTAGAAGACCAAGGATATTTTTTGATATACTCATCACATACATCACCCAATGCCTTGAGATAATTTTGTATTCTTTCATCTTGATCTCTTGGAATTACAGTAACGTCTGTTGAGATTTTAAAATCTTCATTAACTCCAGCACCAATAGCTCCAGGTTTTTGATCTGGAGATTCCTCAAAGAAAGAAATTAATCCATCACATATTTCTTCATTGATGTACCATCCAGCAATGAAGTTAGGTGATTGTTGTGGAACTGCAAATTCAATCATAGTGACATATTAAAAGAGATAGCAATTTTTTCTTCACATACCTGCTTCTCTGTACCATGCATTATATCACTGGTAAACAATAAAAGCGACCCTGGTATACAAGAGTATTCGCAATATTGATAGTTGTTTTCGTTCCACTCTTCTGGATCGGGAAGCATCGTAGGAGAGTTGAAGAATTTTATTTTTTCATCAGCAGAACACTTAACATAATAAACTCCAGATATCATGGATCCATTGTGATTATGTGGAAAAATATAATCACCTGGATAACTGATGTTAGCCCAGCAATTTTGAATATGTAATTTATCAGTCTTCTTATATCCCAGAGCATTCAAGTATTGTTTTGCATGTAGCATAAAATGCTCTATTAACATCCAGTCTAAATCTGCAAGTTTTAAAATATTTTTATGAGATTTGTGTGTAGAATCTACATTCTTTTGACCGTCACGAAAAGTCTCAACACTAGAAAAGGCATCTTTGATTCGTTGCTCATAGATGCCCAATCTGTTATTTAAAATATTTGGTTGAAAGTAAATCGCTTTTGGAAACCATAATGTAATCATTTTGTCTAATCAAAAATACTGTTTCACCCACATATGTTGTTGATTATCATATGTGTAATTTACACGTTCTACATCAAATGCTAGAACTTGTTTATAAGTTTTTTTCTGGTCGTCCCAAATCCAACCCTTGGGATTTCTATTTGAATTCACGCTAGCATACTCTGAAGTATCAGTATACGGAAGAGCTACTCCTACATTATTAGTAGTTTGGTTGGACTGATATGGACACTCCCAATGACATGCATTTTCATCTAGAATAACATGATATTCATTATGTCTTGGTGGAATGAAAGCATCTCTAACATAATCATACTTACCACCAATTGCAGCATAGTTTTTTCTCAAACAAGGTTTGCTGCCGTAAATTGGTTCACAATATTCTCCATTCTCATTGGGCATTCTCAACATTCTATGTTCGCCTTTACATG